ACCAGCCGCTCCGCATCCCCGCCCAGCGCCGGGAGATTGAGCCGTGCCCTGGCCTCATCCGCCGTCATCCACGGCCTGCCCACCGCCGCCTGGAGCGCGGTCACCTGGTCCTCGAACGCCCCGGCCAGCTTCTCGGCGATGTTGAACTCGCAATAGACCCCCTGCGCATCCCCCAGCTCCGGCAACAATTGCAGTTCGATGTCCTGCTCGATCATCGCCAGCCAGGGACCCAGGCTGTCCTGGTACAGGTTCTTGTGCTGCTCCTTGATGTTGCTGAACGTCGCGTGATCAAGGATGCCCACCATCGGGGGGGGAATGTGATACGCCCTGGCGCACTCCTCACGCGTCAATTTGCGCCCGGCCAGGTACTCGCTCTCCTGCGGATTGAACGATCCCGCCCGCCAGGTCATGCCCTCCTCCAGGATCGCCGTCTTGCCGCTGTTGTCCCCGCCGGCGTACAGCGCCGCGAACTCCCCCTTGAATCGCGCCCGCGCCTGCTCGCTCCACTCCGGCGCTGCCGCTGGCCGCTCGATGACCCCGCCCATCCGCGCGGCGTTCTGCCAGAAATGCTCGCGATAGTCCCCCGCCGCGTGCTCCTCCGCCAAAATACGCCGCAGCGTCTCCAGCGGGGATAAACCGACGATGGGATTCTCGGCGTTGTAGCCCCTGAAATGAACGATCTCGTCCAGCGCCACCGGGATCGGCCGCCCCCCCACGGTTACCTTATACCCTGTGGGGATGATGCCGCCCTCGACCGTCACGTACGGAGGAGGGACGCGCAACAACCCCAACGTGCCCCCATCCGCGCGCCGGATCTTGAGCCAGTAGGCGTTGAAATACACGCCCAGGTCGCCCACCAGCGCCTCGATCAACCGATAGCGCGTCACCTTGTACTCTGCCGGCAATGGCCTGGCCAACACCATGGCCAGTGGATGATTCGCCAATCGCACCCGGTCCGTGTCCGACACGCGCCGAAAGACGTGCAGCCCCAACTGCGCGATGTTCCGCGCCAGGAAATCGACGCACGTCCGTACGTTCGGTTGATCTCGGTAAATCGTGGCATAGTCGTAGTTGTACTGATCGTACATCAGCAACGAGCCATAACTCGTCAGCGGCCACCAGCCAGACGGCATATCCACCAGCGACGTGGTACTTTGCACGACTGGCATCAGCCCACCACCTGGATAAAGTTCACGTTATCGGCCGGAATCACCAGTTCCCCGATCATCGGCACGACCTCGCCCTTCCCCCGCAGCATCTCGGCATTCCGCAGCACCAGATACCCGCGCCGCTTCCGCCACAACACACCGCGAAACGACTCGTCCCGCGCCCGCGTGTTGACGATGATCTGCCGCAGAACCGGATACGGGTTAAACAGTCTCATGCTGTCTCCTGGGGATGTTTGACTGCCGCGTCCCAATACCACCGGACCGTCTTGCCGGTGTCGGTGTCTACACGCACCAGGACCTGGCCGAACAGGCACCCACACACCGTGTTGAAAATTCCCAACGGCGTGAGACCGCGCAAGTAGCAGCGTCCAGCGGATGGCACATCCTCTTTCAAATACGCCCTCGCCGCCACAATGCAGACCGCTGGCTGCGTCGAGCCGCTCAGGACCGTGAGCCACACGCGCCCGAACAGCAGCGCCGCCAGCCGTTCCCTGAGCGACATGCGCCAACACGAAACGCATTGCTCGCCATCGGTCCACACAGGCAGCGGGTCGATGCCCTCGACATGGAGCTCGAGTGGAGATCGTCTATCACACCGTTCCAAAAATTCACTCGGTGGCCCCAACTGCCGGTTGGCATATTCGAACTGAGTCGGTTTCATACCGCCTCCAATCCGTGTTCTTCACATAGCTGCGGCCGCGGCCGGCTTCTACTTTGGAGCATCTCTGCGCACTGGATCCGGCTGCGGACCGCCAGTCTGCGCATCGCTATTTTCCGTCAGCCGCTGCTCATCGAACCACTGGCTATCCAGCGGTACACCATCCTTGAGCTCGGTGGGCTCGACGAGGACGCGCACACAACCGAATAGATACTCCGTCCGCGCGGTGGCGATGCCTGTGAACCCGCTGATCGAATCCCTGACTGTTGCACCTAGTTTGACCATTTTTACACTGCCTCCAATCCTCGCTCTTCGTACACACTGCGCTTCGGCGGCTCGTGCCGCAATGACCGGTCGAGTGCCATCACCAGCGCCACCATGCCGTCGATCTTCTCGATCGATTTTTCCTTGTCCGGCTTGATGTTCCCTGCCGGGTCGGTGCGCACCACCAGGTTGTTCGCCATCCACGTGAGCACCGGGTTGTTGCCGTGCGCCAGTTTGTGCTCCAGAGTCAGCCGCTCCAGCTCGCGCATCGGCGGATTCATGCTCACGTAGCCCTGGCCGAACTGCACCAGCCAGTCCTCACCGCCGCGCTCCATGAGATCCGTCTGAATCTTGGTCGCCCCCCAGCGGTCGAACGCTAGTTCTTTGATGTCATACGCCTGCGCATCCTGGTCGATCTGATGGAGAATCCACGCATAGTCGATCACGTTCCCCGGCGTCGCGGTGATGAAGCCCTGGCGGACCCACACGTCATACGGCACCCGGTCCCGCCGGCTGCGCTCGATCATCGCATCTTCAGGAATCCAGAACCGTGCCAGCACCTGGTAGTCGTCGCCGTCGACCTGTGGGGGGAACACAAGCAGAAACGCCGAAATGTCGATGTTACTCGACAGGTCCAGGCCGGCGTAGCACGTGCGCCCGCGCAGGCCGTCCGCATCCACCGCCCGCCCGCACGCGTTCCAGTGCTCCAGGCTGATCCACTTGGTTTCGACCTGCGTCCACATATCGAGCTCCAACCGGAGGAAGGCGTTCAACGCGCTGGGCATCTCCCTGGCCCTGGCCGCCTTGCGCCGCATATCGTCCAGCTTCTTCGACACACCCAGGTTCGGGTTGGATTTGACCCAGATCGCCTCATTCTCCCAATCGTCCGTCTCTCCCTCGTCGAGCGTATAGATCACGCCGAACCAGGAATCGTCCTCGATCACGCCTTCGAGAATCTTCTCCGTGTACTCGTGCTGCTGAAAGCACAATGATTGCCGATCGTAACCCGCCGTCGTGATCGCGAACATCAGCGGTTGTCGCCGGCTGCCCGTCGCCGTCTCGATCGCGTCCCACACGGCCCTCGTCTTGTGCGCGTGGACCTCGTCGACCAGGGCCCCGTGGACATTCAGCCCATCAAGCGTATCCGCATCCGCCCCCAGCGGCTCGAACTTCGAGGCCGTATCCACGATATGGATGTTGTCGCGGAAAATCCCCACCTCGCGCCGTATTGCCGGCGAGGATTTCGCCATTCGGGTCGCCTCGGAATGCGAGATCCGCGCCTGATCCCGCTTCGTCGCCACGGAGTAGATCTCCGCGCCCGGCTCCCCATCGGCCAGCATCAAGTATAATCCGATGCCTGCGGCCATCGTGGATTTGCCGTTTTTCCGGCCGCACTCAAGGTACGAGGTGCGAAAGCGCCGCGTGCCGTCCTCCTGTCGCCAACCGAACAACGACGCGATCACGAACTGTTGCCACGGCTCCAGGTGCAGCGGTCGGCCCGCCCATTCCCCTTTGGAGTGTTTTAGCAGCGAGAAAAACGCCACCGCCTGGCGGGCCGTCTGCTCGTCGAAATACAGCCCGCGCTCCGCGCCGATGCTCAAGTCGCGGAGGTGCCGCTCGATCGCCAGCCGCACCCACTTGCACGCGACCTGCTTCTCAGTCAGCACGTCCTCGATATAATGGTTGGCCGTGAAATCAATCGCCATCGTCCACCATCTGGAAGAGCATCTCGGCCAGGGTCGGCTCCTCGTCCGCGACGACCGTCTTCAACCGCGACCGCTCCGCCGGCGTCAGCCCGAACTCGCTGAGCATCTGCCGCATCTGGCCCCACGCCTTATTTGCCACGTGGAGCCACGGATTCTGGTACATCCCCCCCGCCTCGGAGGTGATTACCGCCCCGGCCTGCTGGAGCTTGCGCTCAGCCTCCATCCACCTGGCCGCCACCGCGCAGAACATCGCCAGCGCGTACCGGTCCACGACGGTGAACAGGCCGGCGTCGCGCAGCAGCTTGCCCAGGTCGCGCCAAACTTCTGCAGCAGAATCTGACAAGAACGCGGGCGGGGACGGCGTGCGCTCCGGCACGTGGAAGCGCGGCTCGGCCTGGTTGACCGGTCGCCTGCCGGGATTGCCCGCCAGCACCTTTATTGCGGTCGGTTTGGGCTTTCTACCGCGCATCCCCCCCCCCTGCCGAATTTCGCGACCGGCTGCGTTGAGT